ATGGACGCGCCGCCGCTAGATACGGTGATCCCGCCCGTAAAAGTTGGAGCCGTCAGCGTTTTGTTGGTCAGCGTCTGCGTGGCGGTCTTGCTGACCATCTTGGTGTCGATGTCGTCAATGATGGTATTCAGCAGCGTGCCCCAGGTATTGATGCTGGCCCCCACGGTGGGAAGCGCCCAAGAGTAGTTAACAGTTGTTGTCATGCTTAAAGTTCCTCTATGACGGTAAATGGGAGCTGGTTGCTGTTATAAAATAAGCCACTAACACTGACACTAGAAAAACTACCATAGACTGTAGTAGTCATCCCCTGGTTAGACTGCTCAGGGTAGACGCTAAAAACAAACGGTCTATGCTGACCGAACTGCTGCATACGTAGCAGCATCTCTGTACGTTCTGCGTCTGTTAGAAAATCAAATGTGCCTCGTAACTGTAGACGGTCATCCCTAGGTTGCGTATACCGTTGCCCGCCCAGACTTTCTACTGACACTGACCGTTCCTGGCGGTCCGCCTGCCAACCGTAAGTCAGGTTGTAGGTCAACTCTTGCCCAGAACCTAAAAATAGCCGTCCAAACTGCTGATAACTGGTATTTATGTCAGATAGTGTGACACGCCAATACGGGTCAAAGCTAGACAACCCTAAGGGTATAATGGTGATATTTTTAGCACTATTGAGCGCCCCGCTTAGACCGTAAGAACCAATGCCGTAAGGACCCATACCCCAGGCCGTGCTCACAAGAGAAGTATTGACATATAGGGTCGGGTAGAACGTAATGTCAACTCCAGGCACAGAGCCATCGAGCGCATCTGACCAGCTTTGCAGTCGGATAGTGCCTGCTGTGGACAGATTAACGTCCACCAGCGCGGCATGAGTCACGCCGTAGATGCTGCTGAGCGTGCAATTTAGCTGGCTAGTTGTGCCTGCACCGCTGCGCCACACAGCACTGCGCTGAGGGTTTTGCACGTTACTGGCAGGTGTAGTTCCACCAGCAGTGCTAGAAGCAGTGATGACCCCATCATCAGCCTGATTATCAAATAGAAAAATTGCATTGGCCATTAGGCTATCACAGTGATTTTTTGTTTCGGGTAGGTTCCGTCAAACACATCGCTTAACCCCACCACTGCGCCACTATAGCTGCTACCAAACCAACTCAGTGACACCTGGGCATTCAGATCAAGTGTATCACTATAGGGGACTGTAGTGTTGAGGATTTTTCGTGGAACGCCGTACAGCGTTTGCATACGAGCCGCTACGGCTGCTGCGTCTGCACTTCCATCAAAGTACGTGACCAGCAGCGGGCTATCTGTGTAGGTGTATTCTGCTATGGGGGTCATAGTAGTTCCAGCAAGTAGCCCGGCTGAGGCAGCAAACGCGGCCTGTGCGGCTGTTGCGGCTGGGCGCACTTGGGACTGACTTGTCCAGTTGGTACGGTACTGATACTTAATTGAGCTGTAGAGTCTATCTGACTCATCTAGTACGATTTTATCTAGCAGTGATCTTTCATCGTAGGAGACTGTTGCCGTACTGGGCAATGGGTACTGCGCGAAAGTGAGTACCCCCGTGCGATTTAAGTACCAAAACCCGGCGCAGCCTTGCATGATCTTGTTTAGCAGGCTTCCCAGTGTGTCTGTAGCCGTCAGGTACAGTCCGATGGTGCCGCTTGGCACGCTGCTGTAGGCGCGGGTGTAGGCCGTGACGCCTGCGCGGTCTAGCAAGTGGCCCACGATTTGCTGTGTGCTTTGCAGCCAAGTACCTGAGACTTTCGCACCCTGGACATCTGCTGTGATGGTGCCTGCTGGAGAGCCTACAAGGTTGAAATAGCCGCTGGCGTTTGTCTTGGTGTAGTCGGTGCCAAGGGTGAGCAAAACGCCATCGTCATATACGGCGGTAATGTCGTTGACAGCACTATCATGCACTGTGTATTTAAGCGTGGCTGGGTCAGTCAGAAATGGTGTGACGTTGCGACAATAGCCGAAGCATAGGGGAGCTACAGCGGTATCTATGGCAATTTGCTTGGCGGCAATGTCTGCGCTGCCATCTATGATTTCCAGGCTCAAGTCTCCATCGCTGCTACCGCCTATGCGGTTGATCTTGCCTGTGGCAAGTGTGATGGCGGTGCTGTAGGCAAATTGGTCGCGTGGCGCGGCTACTTTGAGCGTTACGGCGGTGCCACGGGGCAGGGTCATCACGGCATTGCCTGCGCCTGCGCTTGAGGTGTAGGCCGCGCTGGTGCTGGCGAGTGTGACGGTGCCGAAGCCTGTGCTTGCGCCGCCGTCGAACACGTCACTCACCACACGGCGAAACTCAGGCAGGCCTGAGCCCCCAATGATGGGGCTGTAGGCGCAGCTTGAGGGCGTGTCGGCTGGGTCAGTGATGTAGGGCTCATCGCTGATGCGGTAGCAGGTAGCGGCGGCGTCTGTGCGCTGGATTTCTAGCAGCAGGATTCGGCGTGCGTCGGGCGTGGCGAAGTATTCGGAAAGGGTCATTATTAAGTCACAATCCCTGATGAATAGATAATTTTCTCACCTCGTTTGCTGCGCTCTTTGACATCTCGGATTACTATGTCCTTAATCTTAGAGCCGTCTGTGCCGATAATATGGATATGAATAGGGGCAACCGTATCCCTGGCACGGGCAACCTCCTTACGCAACTCTCGCACCTCCTCAACCAAAGCTTGGTCATCTCTTCCCCCTCGCAGCATGTTTGCTGTGTCTGAGGCATTCCAAATTCTAGAAGGGCCTGTGGCTTCTAATTCAGGGCCATTCTCTCCAACCAGTCTGAGACCACCAAAGTGAGTGCCGCCTGCTGCGAATTTTGGAAGGCCAGCATTAGTAAACAGGGCCTCAATGTCAGATAGATTGTAGCCCAGTGATGATGCAATGTCAGCCTGAGACCAGTTGTTCCAGTACGCCTGATTCCACATTGTAGTGGCCGCACTAGCGCTGTTCCAGTCTAAGTTATTTACAGCTGTAACAATGCTTTCCTGGCGGGCTGCGGATGCCAGCGAGTCTGTCGAACCACTCTGGTAAAACGTCTTGTCTGTTGGACCTGCGGTTATGTCTGGTGCAGAGCCTGCTGCTTTGGCGCTAGCGCTAGTTCCAGCCCCAGAGGCCTTTAATCCTCTGGCTATTGGAGAACCAGCAAACAAAGCCTCAATATCTACAAGATTGTAGCCTGTTGCGGCTGCGATCTGTTGTAGTGACCAGCCATTAGCCTGGGCTATGGGCGAAAACTGTGCCACTGCGGCTGCTTTGTCTGTCCAGTTAATAGAGTTAACAGTCGCATTGATTCTAGCAAGTGTGTCCAAGCCGTAGGTGTTGGCCGCGATGATTTCAAGCTTGCTGATTTGGCCGTCACCGTTGGTATCTATGGCATTGATAAGCTGCTGTGTGAGCGTGTCTCCAACGCTCAATCCTGCCTTAAGTTCGTCAAAGGTCAGCAGGCCGTTACTATTGGCATCAATGCTACTAAAACTATTTGTAAGTGTGGCGGTCATGCTGTTGATCGCCGCAAGCGTATCGAACTGTTGCGCTTGGATGGCGGCAACGGTATTGCTTCCACCAGTAGTTACGGCAGCTTCGATGCGCTTCAACGTGGCCAAGTTTTCGTCGTACTTGGCCACAGCAGGTAGGCCTGTCAACTCGCTCTGCACCTGTGCCAGGATCGCCTTCTGGTCGGCGCTACTGGCGTACATTTCTGCGCCTGCGTTTATGTACGTCTGGGCAGTAGTGGCTACACGATTGTACGCCTCAAAGTCGCCATTACGAGCAGAACTCAGGTCCTGTAAATACTGTGTTCTGGCAGCGTCTAGGCGACTTTGTGGACTGGTGCCTGCGTTGACACCAGTCTTAAGACTTGCTAGCAGTGCGCGAACAGCCTCTCCGGCACTCACCTGAGCCTTAAGACTAGCAAGCACAGTTTCCGTGTATTTCGCTGCCGAGGCTGTAGCTGCTTCTTGGGCGTAAACTTGCCTAATCAGAGCTTTAGTGCTCTCGTCTGTGGTGCTAGCCAAGTCATTCTCAAGGTCAATCTGTTCCTGAGTCGTTCTCCCCAAAAGCACATCGAGTTTTTCTTGCCAGGTTTTCTTGGCTTTTGCCACTTCTGCTGCTTTTTCAGCGGCTGCTATAGCTGCTTCTTGGGCGTAAACCTGTCTGATAATGGCTTTTGTGCTCTCGTCTGTAGTGCTAGCCAAGTCCTTGGAAAGGTCTACTTTCTCTTGTGTGGTCTTCTTAAGTAACACATCCAACTTTTCTTGCCACGTTGCCCGAGTTGTTGCTGTCTCTTCTGCCGCTTTATCTAGTTCGTCAACACTGCCTGCAAGCTTTAGAATCGAGTAGTACGCTTTAGAGTTAGCTTCAACGCTCAAATCTTGAGCGCCTGCATTCGCCACCTGTGCCTTATACCATTCACGAAGACCTGTGGTAGGCATGGACAGACCTACCTGAGTAAAGGCCTCGCTAGTATTTTTGCTCTTATCTGCAAGCTTTTCTGCGTCTGTAGTAAACAAACTGTAGTAAGTGCCCAGAGCGGAGCCTAGGTTTTCCACACCACCAGCAGCCGCCACCAAAGCAGAAGTAGCTTTTACCGTGATATTTTTAAGATATTCAAATGGTAGGGCCTTAAGTATAGGCGTGAGTTGTTGGAACACAGTGATTTCTTTCATCGCTGTGTTCACCTGATCTTCCGTCAGAGCTTCCAAATCGCCCAAGGAGTCAATCCAACTGCCCACTAGGCCACCAAGGTCTGCTGCGTCAAGTGCTTGCAACACAGACCGTTGCAGGTCTGTGGTGTAGTTCTTAAGCGCAGTACCTTCGTCCTGGGTCTGCATAGTGAACTGACCACCTTCGCGTCCGAGATACTCACCGAAGCCCTTACCGTTGACATAGCCGCCAGCAAACTGGAACCCTTTTCCGTTTTTGCTAGACTCTAGACCTGCTGTATAGCCAGACACTGTAGCTGTGGACCCGAACGAGGCCAGCAGGCTGTTGATTGTACTCTGTGTGCCTGTAAACAGACTCCGAGAGGTGTCAGCACTAATTTCTCCACCACTGGGCCCCTGGTTAAATAGGGCCTCACCCTTAGAGCCTGCGGTATAGGTCGCCCCTGCTCGTTTTTCTCCACCCTCAAGAGACTTAGCAATTTTGTATGCCGCTACTGCGGCAAGTACATAAGGTGCGGCTGTAGCGACCATACTGCCAAAAGTGGCAGCGCCAGCGGCTGTGGTGGACCCAAGTCCCATCGCCTCAGCCACAGCCGTAGAGGCTGCTATGCCCGAGCCAGAGCCATAAGCGCTAGTAACTAAGGCAGAGTTATACGCAGTGCCTGCCATAGTAGCACCAGAACCTAGCAGGCTGCCTGCAGCGCCTGCCATACCAGCACCAGCCACCCCACCAGCAGCCGCACTTGAGGCCATGCTGCCACCAGCCCCAGTACCCATATTGCCAGTCACAGCACCCCATAACGTGTTGACTACTGCGTTAATCATCATCGTGATAGGCTTGCGCAGTTCACCCATAATGATAGCTCTGAGCTTCGTAGCTCCAGCTTTGCCGCCCTCAAACAGTGCAGTAACCAGGGCATCAGACGTAGCGTTCTTCAAACGCAGCACGTCTTCTGTAATAACCTTGTTGTAGGCTCGAGAAGCTGCCAGAGCCATGTCTCTAGCGCCTGTAGTGGCGATAGAGTCTCTTTGTGCTTCTAGGGCGTTGATGCGGTCTTGAAGACCCTTAACAGTGTCTTCATAGTCTTTGGTTCCGCTAACTCCAGCCTGAATACTGTAAGTAACAAAGTCCAACAAAGACTGGTTTGCTCGGTCCAATTCCTTATTCAAAGGAACAAGTGCTTCCTCAAGTTGAAAGCCCATGCTAAGGCCTGCCTCAGCTGCCGCTTTTTCAGCCTGCTGGAAGACCATAGTAGCCGCAGTAACCATACCATAAGTCTGGCTCAGTTCCGCCAAACGGCTCTGCTGGCTGTTGACCCGTGCAGCTTTCTCTTCTGCAATTCGGGTATCTTCCAAAATCTTATTGACCACACCTGCGTAAGAGTATGCCGCCTTCTGCATGCGCATGTACTTATCTTCCTCTATCTTAGAGATAGCAGCAGCATTTGTAGCAGAAACTGCCTTATACTGATCGTCTAGTGACTTCAGTTTCTCGGTAAGGGCATTACGTTTTTGAGTAACTATCTCCGCTCTCTGGTCTTCGCTAACTTTCAGATGGGCAATCTCAAACTCAGTAGCATCAGTGTGAGCCTGCTTAAGTCGCTCGTATTCCGCTAGCTCTTTAGCGCCTGTCTCGTTAATCTTGGCGATTCTGGCGTCTTCGCTGGTAGTCGTAAGAGTTAGAAGCTTAGCACGATAGGTGCCTTCACTGTCGAGCTTTGCATCATGCATTGCTTCCAACAGTGTGCGCTCTTTCTCATACTGGTTTTGCAGCACAGACAGTTCAGCGTTGCCAAGTTCCTTGATCTTGGACATGTTGTCTACGACAGTGGCCGCTGTCAGGGAGCGTTCGCGTGGGCTTCTGCCTCCACCGCTACCTTTGCCGCCAAAAGTGCCAGTTCCTTCTACAGGAAGCACTGTCTTAGACTTTTGTAGTTCCGTCTGTGTCCTGGCGGCAATTTTCAACTTCTCCATAGACACGGCTAGAGTGTACTGCTCTGTAGATAGTTCCTCTTTCCGTAGGTCTACCTGCTTTTGAGCCATAGCAAGTGAAGCTAGAGCGGCTTTACCCACCCGTGTGTCTTCACCGTAAGTCTTTAGCTTAAGGTCAACTTCTGTCTTTATGACAGCAAGTTTTGCCTCAGCAAGGGCAAGATTTTTGTGAGCGTCCGTGTCCGTGCTCGTAAGTAGTTTACGAGCCTCTAGTTCTTTAGTTGAGATATTCTCACGTAGAGCCTGTGTATTTTTCTCAATTCTAGCAGTTTCTCTGTCCAACTCTTTGATAAGCTGGTCTACTGAACCCGTCTCTACGAATCCTCGATTTGCATCGCTAGCGCTGTTTGTAGCAATGGAGTAGGCAGTCCAGAGACCAGTAGCCACTGCTACGGCTGTCCCTATGCCTGGAAGCCACTTGGCTATGCCAGCTAAGCCTGCAAGCTTTCCTGCGCTGTTGGCACTCTCTGCGGCTGTAAGGGCCACCGTAGCCGCAGCTTCCTCTGTCTTAGCAATGGCTGCGTACTGTACTCCTTTAGTCAAGACAGCGTAGGCCACAACAGCGGCTGCCACCCCTGCTGTATGTTCCACAATGAATTGAGTCAAAGTGGCTAAAGCGCCAGCTACTCGGATAACGAGCAGGCCAATCGTCTCCAAACCTTGCTTGAACTCAGCGGAGTTGAACATGTCCTTAAGCTGTGCGCTTAGTTGCAGGACATGCGGAGAAATAACATTAAAGGCCTCTACCAGACTTGTTTGCAAAGCATTAGATACAGACTTCATCTGATTCAGTGGAGTCTGTGCCATCTGTGCCGCCGAAATGGCTGCAAAGCCTGCGCTATTAGCAATGGCTTCTGCCAGTCTATCTAACTCATGAGTAACTCCTGTGCTCATTTCTTGAGCGTTTTTGATGGCCAAATCTCGCAATTCGACCAGAGGTTTGGCACCTCGCTCAGACGTGATGACAGCCATCGCGTCTTTTTGCGCTTTTCCAGTAAGGTTACTGAAGGCTGCGTTTAGGTCCTTAGTCATTTCAACTAAGTTCTTAAAATCTCCATGCTGGTCTCGCAGTTCCAGACCAAGTGTTTTTAACGCCGCTGCAACTTTCGGGGTTCTACTGCTCAAGTCCACATACATGTTGCGCAGGGCAGTACCTGCTGCTGTGCCCTGAATACCTAGGTTTGACAGGGCCGCAAGACCCACACCGACATCCTCCAATGAGATGCCGTATTGCTTGTGCAAGACTGAGGCAGTCTTAAAGGCTTCTCCGATACTCTCCACAGAAGACTTAGAAACTGCTGCTGTTTTGGTGATTACATCGCCAACATAGTTATAGGCGTTAGCACTAACTCCAAAAGCCGTAGCCACTGATGTCATAACGTCAGCAGCAGATTTTAGGTCTGTAGTACCCGCTACAGCGAAGTTCAGAACGTCCTTGATAGACGCAGAAACTTCTTTAGCGTCAAGGCCCGCCAGAGACATAGTCTTCATGGCATTAGCTACTTCTATGGGTCCATAAATGCCATCTTTGGAGAGACCCAACAACTGAGTTCTCAAGCCTTGGACACTCTCCGTGCTTTCCTGGGAGAGCACCCGGATAGTTGTCATCGTGTGGTCAACATCAGACCCAAGTTGTACGATGCCCTTAGCGCCAAAGCTTATCGCAGCGCCAGCGAACAGTGGTACCAAGTTGCCCCAAGTTAACCACAGCAGATCGAAGCCAGAAGCCAAACCACGAGCCATAGA